TAGGCGGCGCAGCTAGTGTCTTAGGTAAATCAGCATCTTATGCAGGAACCGGCGCAATGATTGGAAGTGTTATCCCAGGAGTGGGAACAGCAGTCGGCGGTGCATTAGGTGCAGCATTAGGTGCAGGTATGGGTCTTTACGAGAACTGGGGTAATATGTTTGGTAGTAAAGGCGATGCAAATGCTTCATTAGATAGTTCATCGAAAGCATCTGGATCTTCCGATAGTTCTCAACCGTCCGGTGGTAGAGGTGCTAATGCAGGTAAATTTGCCGGTGGTGGAAAAGTAGGCGGTTCAATGTCTGACAAAGATGTTAAAGATATGATTGTCAGACATGAAGGAAAGCGTAATGCCCCGTATAAAGATAGTCTTGGGTTATGGACTATAGGTGTAGGACATTTAATTGGTGACGGTAGAACATTACCTAAAGAATGGAATAGACAGTTTAGCGATTCGGAAATAATGGGTCTATTTGACAAAGATTACGATAAACATAAGAATTTAGCACAATCAAACGTTCCAGGATTCAACAAATTCGACACTATGGGACAAGGTGCATTTATTGACCTTACATTCAATATGGGTGGCGGATGGCCTCAGAAATTTAAAAATACTTCAAAAAGTTTAGCTATGGGTGATACTGAAGGTGCTGCGGCTGGTTTAGAAGGTAGCAAATGGTTTACTCAAGTAGGTAGACGTGGACCTGAAGTTACAAATATGATTAGAAATTCTAAAGTTTCAGCACGAGATGGCGGATTATCGATGGGACCTGAATCAGGATATCCGGCAACACTACACGGAAATGAAATGATTGTTCCGTTAGATCCAAACAGTATATTAGCAGATTTAGGAAAAAAATCAAAACAGCAAGTAGAAACGAGTGTTGCATCTGGTTCTATAACCAAATCTTCGTCAAATGATGGATTTAGAGAATTATTAAATATAAATCAAGCAATGATGGAAATGATGTCTACTAAATTAGATAATGTGATTAACAAGCTAACAGATAGTCATGATACTCAGAATAAGATATTAAGATATAGTCAGGCTTAACACTAAATACTAGTAAGGAACATAGAAATGGGTAATAAAGACAGCGTACACTTAATGTATACTATTGTAATTTTCACATTAGCTACAGTAATGGTTGCAGTTATCGGTGTATTGCTTTTTGGATTGTTTCACGAATCAGTAGATAATACTAAGATATTTGAGATTCTTGGCCCAGCTTTTCAAACGATAGTAGGTGCTTTTGTAGGTATTATCGGTGGCAGACAGATGCAAATGAGTGATAAATCTTCAGGATGTTCTAAGTGCGACAATTAAGAACTAATATAAATCTATGCCATATCTAAAGAAATTTTTAAACAAATCGGGTATTTCAAGTCCAATTAGCGGTATTAACAGCAATACCGGAGGTTGGAATGCTAGTGCTGGAAATGATTCTAGCGGTAACATGGTAGACAGTAGTTATCGTAATTACATGAGTAGACTTCCAGAAGTCTACACAGGTCATCCAAACAGAATCGAACGTTATAATCAATATGAAATGATGGACGTTGACGCAGAAATAAATGCGTGTTTAGATATTCTAGCTGAATTCAGTACACAGAAAAACGAACAAAACAACACCCCTTTTAATATAACATTCAATGATGATCCTACACCCCATGAAGTTAATATATTAAAACAGCAACTACAACAATGGTGTAAGTTAAATCAATTTGACCAAAGACTATTCAAGATATTCCGTAATACAGTTAAGTACGGTGATCAAGTATTTGTACGTGATCCAGAAAACTTTAAATTATATTGGGTAGATGTAGTCAAAGTTATTAAAGTTATTGTTAACGAAAGCGAAGGTAAAAAGCCAGAACAATATGTTATCAAAGACTTAAACATTAACTTACAAAATCTAAGTGTAGCACAAAAGACAAACACAGACTTTGCAGCTAATCCAGCAACAGGGTTAGGTGGTTCAGGTGGCGGTACAAATACACCATATACTGTTCCAGCTATGCCATATAATACAGCAGGCAGTCGTTTTACATTAGGTCAGAGTGAAAGTGCTATTGATGCGAAACACATAGTACACCTCAGCTTGACTGAAGGACTTGATCGTTTTTGGCCGTTTGGACAATCAATATTAGAAAACATTTTCAAAGTCTATAAGCAAAAAGAATTGCTTGAAGACGCAGTTCTTATCTATCGTGTGCAACGTGCGCCGGAACGTAGATTGTTCAAAATTGACGTAGGTAACATGCCAAGTCATATGGCTATGGCATTCGTAGAACGTATTAAGAATGAAATTCACCAACGTAGAATTCCAAGTTTATACGGCGGTCAAAGTATAGTAGATGCTTCATATAATCCACTATCAATGAACGAAGATTACTTCTTCCCTGTAACAGCAGACGGTCGCGGTTCAAGTGTAGAAGTTTTGCAAGGTGGTCAAAACTTAGGTGAGATCGATGACTTGCGTTACTTCAACAACAGATTAGCTCGTGGTTTGCGTGTACCAAGTTCATACTTACCAACTGGTCCAGATGACAGTGATCGTCCATTAAGTGACGGTCGTGTTGGTACTGCATTGATTCAAGAATATCGTTTCAATCAGTATTGCGAAAGACTACAGAACTACATGGCAAAGACTCTTGACGAAGAATTCAAGTTATTCTTACGTTGGAGAGGTTTTAACATCGATAGCGGTCTATTTCAAATAGGATTTAATGAGCCGCAGAATTTTGCAAGCTATAGACAGAGTGAATTAGATACTGCACGAGTTAGTACATATCAAGTGATGGAAGCATTTCCTTACATATCAAAGCGTTTTGCATTAGAGCGTTTCTTAGGTCTAACTGAAGAAGAAATTATGAAGAACGAGAAACTTTGGCGTGAAGAAAATGGTAAAGAGCAGTTAGATGAGCCTAAGGGCAGTGACCTACGTAGCGTGGGCGTTAGTGTAAGCGATGTAGCAAGCGATGAACAAGCCGGTGAAGATATGGAAGCTCCACCTGAAGAAATGGGACAATCTCCAGAAGTAGCAGGTCCAGTTAGTGCTACGCCATCAGGTCAAGCAGCACCCGGTGGTGAAGGGGCAGCTACACCAGGCAGTCCTCCAGCATAATTGATAAATAAGTAGATACGAGAACTGATCATGATACTTATGGAACTTTACGACCCGCCTGTAGCAGGTTTTCAAGATGTAAATCAAGATAACAGCAAACCAAAGTGGAGAACTAGCCGTAAAACCAAACTAACACTAAGACAGATACGTAAGTTACGTAAGATGATAGATGTTAGAAATTATGAGAAAAAAGAACATTTAAAGAAGGTTCGAGAACAATATCAGGCTCAATCAGCAGCCGCCGGATCTTCACCTTTCTAAGTATTTTGTTTGTCTAAATACTAGTATAGGATAAAAAAATGCCTCAATATATAGGATTTAGTACACAGAATGCAGGTGTACCACCAACAAGAAACAGTGTATCAGGTATAGGATTAGGGTCAGGTGGCACCTATAACCCTATATATACTGGCAAAAAATTTGTTTTAACAGATGCCCAATTAGTAGTTACTGATTTCATTAATGCGTTGAACATTAGACAGGGTGAAAAAGTAGGGCAACCTAGTTATGGTACTACACTATGGGACTTTGTTTTTGAACCTAATACTCAGGATGTTCAGTATAGACTAGAAGCAGAAATTCGTAGAATTGCTGGATTAGATAAAAGAATGTCACTGCAATATGTAAAAGCATATCCAAAAGATAATGGCATTCTTATAGAAGTACAAACATTAATATTACCGTTTAATCAGGATATCACACTTAGCGTATTCGTTAACAGCAACACTAATACTGCCAGTATACAATCTTAAAAATACGGTTTTTTCGTATTGATAAATAATAAAATCAGAGAAATACTATGGCAACAAGTTCTAGACAAGCAGCATTGTTTGGTGTAAATGATTGGACAGCGATCTATCAAACCTTCAGTCAAGCTGATTTTCGTAGCTATGATTATGAAACATTACGTAAGAGTTTCATAGATTACCTGCGTGTCTATTATCCTGAAACATTTAACGATTACATCGAATCTAGTGAATTCATTGCATTACTAGATGTAATGGCATTTATGGGTCAAGGTCTAGCATTTAGAAATGACTTGAACTCTCGTGAAAACTTTATAGATACTGCCGAACGTCGTGATAGTGTTATCAAACTAGCTAACCTAGTAAGCTATACTCCTAAGCGTAATCTTTGTGCAGAAGGTACATTAAAGGTAGTTGGTATACAGACCAGTCAAAGTATTACAGACTTAAATGGAGTTAATTTAAGTAATCTTCCTGTGTTATGGAACGATCCTGCAAATCCTAATTGGTTCGAGCAATTTAATACTATTATTAATGCTGCATTGATTAGTAGTCAAAGAGTAGGCAAACCGGGGAACGTTTCGGAAGTATTAGGTATCACAACAGCCGAATACTCATTACAGATTCCATCAAACACATTACCTATTGTACCATTTACAAGTACAATAAACGGTACAACGTCAAACTTTGAATTGGTTTCAGTAACTAGTGTAGATGAAGATTATCTATATGAAATACCACCTGCCCCTACTGGTAAATTCAACATGCTTTATCGTAATGATAATCTTGGGTTTGCGAGTGCAAATACAGGGTATTTCTTCTACTTTAAGCAAGGTTCACTAACTAATTACGATTTCACGTTACAGCAACAGATTTCTAACCAAACAGTAGATATCAATATTCAAGGTATTAATAATACAGATACATGGTTATATCAACTAAACACTAATAATAATTCAACTTTATTATGGAAACAAGTAGCTAATGTGTATGCAGATGCTTATCTTCAAACAGAATCAAGTAAAAAGAATATATTCAGCGTAAACTCACGCTTTAATGATCAAGTTACCTATGTGTTTGGTGACGGTGTATTCAGCAATGTACCTGTAGGAACATTTAGAGCATATGTGAGATCAAGCAATGGATTAACATACATCATTGATCCAAACGAAATGAATGGTATTAACATTGCGTTTACTTACATAAGTCGTGAAGGACGTAGTGAAAAATTAACAGTATCATTGCAACTTACCCAGCCAGTAAGCAATGCACAAGCTCGTGAAAGTTTACCTAGTATCAAGCAACGTGCGCCAACACGTTACTATACTCAAAATAGAATGGTTAATGGGGAAGACTACAATAATTTTCCATATACATTATATTCATCAATTATTAAATCAAAAGCACTTAATCGTTCAAGCATAGGTGTTAGTAAGAACTTAGATTTACTTGATCCAACAGGTAAATACTCAAGTACAACTAATATTGGTAATGATGGTGGTTTATGGCAAGACTATACAGATGGTTACTTAACCTTAGTAGTAAACAATACTAGTAATATTATTAGTTTCTTTACTGATACTCTTGCAGGTGTTCTATCAATGAATAGAGCAGAGCAATATTATGTTGATGCTACATCCGATACTTCTCAAACGTGGTATAAACGTTTTAGTTTATCCACTGTCTCACCTAATACAGTATTTTGGAATACAAGTAATGTAAATGGAAGTAGTATCAATGGCTATTTTTATAACGTAAACAATAACGTTGAATTTCCGTTAATGGTAGGAATAAATTCTACTGCTAACATGAAGTATATTACCAAAGGGGCACTAATTAAATTTGTTCCCCCTGCTGGATATTATTTTAGTAGCAACAACAGACTTGTAGCTGGAATTGCGCCAACAGATGCAAATACTTTCTTGTGGACTACTGTATTAAATGTAACAGGTGATGGTTCTAATGGCAATCAAGGTAACTTCAGCAATGGAGTAGGCCCGGTTACATTGAATTCTTACGTACCTCAAGGTGCTATCATAACAACAGTAATTCCTGTATTTGAAAACTCATTGAATATAAGTGTAATACAAGAAGCAATATTATTGATGGAATTACAGAATAACTTTACACTTACGTTTAACAATTCGCTGTTGGTTAACCAAAATCGTTGGTCGATATCAGAATATACAAATGAAAATTGGTTTGTAAAGTTTACTAATGTTGCCGAAAACAAATACACAGTTCAATATAAATCATTAAGATATTATTTTGGTAGTGTAGATGAAACTAGATTTACATATGCTGCCAATGAACTAGTGTATGATCCATTCAGTGGTAAAATATTACAAGATTACGTTAATGTATTGGGAATAAACTCTCAACCTAGTAGCAGTACTGCATTAGGTAAAGATACAGTTATAAACATTATTGGACAAACAGTTGAATCAGACGGGTATATAAATGACTTTGAAGTAGAAGTTGCGTCTACTGATATTAATAACAATCTATTAATAGTAAACCCAGATTTCTTTTATCAATTAACCGGTGTCGTTTCAGGTGGAACAAATACTGGTAAGTATGTGTTTTTCCAAACTGTACAAGATGCAGCAAACTTATCAAGATTACAAATGGTACCAGAAGGCGAAATACTATATCAGTATGCAACCAAAAGTCAAATTGAACCTGTTAAGTATTCATATCCTGTAGGACAATTGTTCTATGCATATAGTGACAATGTTTTTTATCAAAGTATACAAGATATCGGTGTAGCAACTAAGAGCTATACATTAACTCAGGTTAGTAGTTATTCAGTACAGATAGGTCGTCAAGGATTAAGTTATCAATATCGTCATAACAGTAACAATACTACCCGTATTGATCCTGCAACTACAAATATTATTGACTTGTATGTAGTAACACAATCTTATTATACGCAGTATCAAAATTATATACAAGATACTACAAACACTATACCTGAACCTGACAGACCAACTATTAATGAGTTAAGTTCAGAATATGGACAAGTAAATGATTACAAAATGTTGAGTGATAGCGCGGTGTTAAATAGTGTAGTATTCAAACCATTATTTGGTGCAAAAGCTGATCCGGCATTGCGTGGAACTATTAAAGTTATCAAAACTAGTGATACTACTGCTAGTGATAGCGAAATAAAAAGTGCAGTGTTGACAACAATGAATGATTACTTTGATATCAATAATTGGAATTTTGGAGAAACGTTTTATTTTAGTGAGTTAAGCGCATATTTGCATGATCAATTAAGTGCATACATTAGTTCAGCAGTGTTAGTACCAGATGACCCTAACGAGCCATTTGGAACATTGTATGAAATTAAATGTAGACCTTATGAGATTTTTGTAAATGGCGCAACAGCAAATAACATTTTAGTAATTGCAGCATTGACACCGGATGAATTAAATTCAATATAAAAAAATGAGTAGAATACGCACACTTGAATTTTTACCTAGCATATTTCAAACACCTACTAACAGACAGTTTTTAGGAGCAACGTTAGACCAACTGGTGAATCCACCAGTAACTACTACTATACAAGGTTTTATTGGTGGTAAGTTAGGATATGGTATTAACGCTAATGACTACTATGTTCCAGAACCAACTAAAGAACGTACGGATTATCAATTAGAACCGGGTGTTGTTATACTGAAAGAAAATGAATCAGTAGCAAAAGATTTTATCAGCTATCCTGGTATAATCAATAGTTTGAAACTACAAAATGGTATAACAGATAATAATAATAACTTATTCAACAGTCAAATTTATAGTTTTGACTCATTTTGTAGTTTGGATAATGTTATAAATTATAATCAATATTACTGGATTCCTGATGGATTACCTGCGGTTAGAGTAGCAGCATCTACTGTTTATAATTCAAACGATTATAAGGTTACTTACACACCTAGCGCATACAATATACAAATAGTAGGTTCTAATACTAATGTAGATAACCCAACTATAACTTTGCTTCGTGGTGGCACATACAATTTCTTAGTAAATCAAGATACTCAGTTTTGGATACAAGGAACACCGGGTATCACAGGATATAGCCCTACACAACCTAATTTGTACACAAGAGACATTTACGGTGTTAGTAATAACGGAGAAAATTTAGGAACCGTTACTTTCACTGTACCTGCAAAAACTGCACAAGATGACTATGTGTTTACTGGAAATAATCCAGTAGATTTAGTTAGTGATTTGCCATTTAACCAAATTAATGGGGCAAGAGTATCTAAATTAGGTGGAATTGACGGAGTAACTTCACTTAACGGTAGAACTGTGATGTTCTATAATACAGGTGTTCTCAACGAACTTGGCTATATATCTAACTTTTATGATGAAACTCATTGGGACGTTAATGATCCAGCTTTAGTAGCAGATAAAACTATTAATGTAACAGCTACTGACAATACAGGTGTTATAACAGTAAGTGATACATCAAGTTTAAAAGTAAACGGAGCAATAACCTTTACTGGAACTGGATTTGGTGGGCTACAGCCTTATGATACTAATGTTGGTACTAATCCTGTAATTTATTATATTCACAGTATTGTAGGATTTAACACAATAAAAATAAGCGAAACGTTAGGTGGTCCTGTGTTTGTTACAACTGCTGGCACAGGTTCGATGTTAGGCAATATTAATCAAGGTTTATATGAAGAAGGTTATTACACGACTGTTAATCAAACGTTCTATACAATTGAATATGTAGGTGAAGTAACTGACCCTGTGATTAAATTGATCCCTTATGGAACTATCCCTTTACATCAAAATATTATTCCTCAATATGGGGTAAAATATATTAGTTTAAAGTTTGTTAAACGTTTTGTAGCGACAGATATAGAACTATTACCTTACATTAGTGCCCCATTAGATACGTTGTATTATCAAGATGGTACTAATCCAAATAATGTAGGTAAAATTAAACTTATCGAAAATAATGTAAACAATACAATCGATGTAGAAACAGATATTTTAGGTCATTCTACTTATACGTCAAAGAATGGCGTAGTATTTACAAATGGATTAAAAGTTGAATTTGACGGTGATGTTGTTCCAACAAGCTATCTACAGGGTCAATACTATGTAGAAGGTGTAGGGACTACAGTTGAATATGGTGGCGGAATACAGTTAATACCTGTAGAATCATTATCAGTTCCTGAGCCTTTCGCATCACAAACAACTGCACCGTATGATATTTTAGGTTGGGATACTGAACCTTATGATGATGCATTGAATATCCCACTAGATCAAGATTATATTACTATTGCTAGAAATAGTATTAATAAGAATGCATGGGCACGTAGTAATCGTTGGTTCCATATTCAAGTAATCGAAGCAACTGCAAAATACAATGATAATTCTGATATATTAACAACGTATGCCACAGCAGATAACAAAGCTAAAAGACCAATTATACAGTTTTATCCTAACTTAAAATTATTTAACTCAGGTACTATTGGTAAAACTGGTGTAGATTTTATTGATTTTAGGACAACTAATGCATTTAACTTTGTTGAAAATCAGCAAAACTACTACCCTGATGTACAGACATACACGACTTATACAGGAACTGTTAATCAAAATATAATATTACTAACAAGTAGTATTATCGTAGGTCAATGGTATGAAATTGTTACTTTAGGTATAACAGGGGAAACCACTAGAGCTGATGTTTGGGTTAATTTAGGTGCAGAATTAAACAGTGATGGTCTATTCTTTCCAAGTACTAATTACGTCATTACCGATTTAGGTACCAATACTGATTGGAACGCAATTGCTGGAACTGCGAATACACTATCTTCAGACATAACAGTAGGACTTTCATATCAAATTACAACTGTAGGTACTACTGATTTCACTCTTATAGGTGCGTCAAGTAATTCCGTAGGTGTAATTTTTACTGCAACAGGATTAGGTACTGGAACAGGTACAGTAAACAAAGTATACGCTGTAGGTGATTTTTTTACTGCTGTTAATGAAGGTAGTGCTACTGGTACAGGTACAGCACTTAAAACATTATTTAAATCTACTGCGGTAGGCATTATTCCTTCTAATCAACTTATTGCAGGCTTATCATATACTATTGTTGAGTTAGGTACCACGCAATGGCACAATATAGGGGCAAGCTCAACACCTACAGTAGGTGAAATATTTGTTGCAACTGGACCAGCTGTTGGAACAGGTAATGCTGTACAAGGTACTGGAGCCGTAAAAAATAAGAGTGTAACTACTATAGAAATAGACGTAGATCAAGTTACCGGAACATTAGAAGTTGGACAATGGGTAAATGACTTGATTCTTGGTGAACAAAGCAGATTACCGACAGGTACTAGAATTTTAGGTATTGAAGAAACAGATAATAGATATACAATAACTGTATACTATCCATATCCTACAGACATTGTTGGAACTAATGGTTCTGTTACTGTACTAAATTCAGGTACTGTTCCAACAGGATATACTAGTGGAGTTTTCTTTAATCAACCAACTACAGGTGGACATGGAACAGGATTGACTGTAGACTATGTTTGCTCTAGTAGAGACAAGTTTATTTCAAATGTGGTTATAAATAATCCAGGTACAGGATATAAAGATGGTGATGTTATTCATCTTACTGGATTTTCTAACATCTTATTAAACGCAGATGATCAACCAAGTGGTTCTTTAAATATTGTACCTTTCATTGGAAATATAGTATCACCTCCAGTTCCTACTGTATTTAGGTCACCTACATTAATTAAACCGGATAATTTTATTGTTGGACAACGAGAAAGAATTTCTAATATTTTAGGAAATCCTGCATTTTATTTTGAAGGTGTAGTAACAGAAGTAACTGATTACACATTTACTGTTGCAGTTGATTATGGTACTGTTTCATTAACAGGCTTCATTCCACCACAAACTTTAAATAACCTGCACGTAAATCTCGGTAATGCATCGTTCACGTTAAGTGACCCTAATGTAAACGCTAGTTTTGTAGCAAGTACTGAAGATAATACTAATCTTTTATTATTTCCAGGATGCAGAATTGTTTTTGCTAATGAAGCAGATGCATCTATAAAAAATAAAATATACACAGTTGAATTTAATTCAACCGGTTCTACATCATATCCAGTTATTACGTTGACAGAAGCGCAAGACAATCCTACATTAGAAAATGAACAGTTTTCTATAAATTATGGATTTAATAATAAAGGTACAAGTTTTTATTTTAATAATAATGAATATGTACAAGCGCAACAAAAACAAACAATAAATCAATCACCGTTGTTTGATATTTTTGATAGCAATGGGGTAAGTTTAGGTGATACTTCTGTTTATAATTCATCTACATTTAAAGGAACTCCATTATTCAAATATAAAGTTGGAACAGGTCTCAATGATTCTGTACTTGGATTCCCTTTAACTTACAGTTCTTTTGCTACTATAAATGATATAATATTTGAAATTTCTTTATATACTGACCAATTTAATTATGTGTTAAACGGTACTTCTATTACTGAATATATTAGTGATGGGTTTGTGTATGATTATCTAACTAGAATAGATTATAAAAGACTATTAGGATGGCAAACATCAATAGCACCAAGTCAGCAATATCAAGTATTTCAATTCAAGTATTATGCTAACGAAACTCCGTTGGTCTTAGAAGCTGGACAAACTATTAACTTTACTGTAACATGTGATGTTCCGCAAATAAGTTCAGTGCCTTATTACTATGCTGGTCAAAAAACAGATATTTCTTCTAGTGGCGCAGAATGGGCAACTCTACAAGTGTTTAATAACAATAATCTGTTAGTAAATGGAACAGATTATACAGTAGAAAATACTACTACTTCTACGGTGATTAATATTCTTCTTACTGAAGATATTGATACTCCTATAGAAGTTTTAATATTGAGCAATCAAGTAAGTGAAACTGCGTATTATAGTATTCCAATAAACTTATCAAATAATCCTTTTAATACAGACCCAACTAGTATGAATTTGGGTGACATTAGAGGTCAGTATACAAGTATATTCAATAATAATCCAAATATGGTTGGAACTATGTTTGGGTCAAATAACTATCGTGACTTAGGTAATATGGTACCCTATGGTAACAGAATTATACAAAATAGTGCAAGTTTAGTATTACCGGGTGCATTTTTACGTGATCCTGAAACTAACATATTTGATGCATTGTTATTCAACAGTCGTGAGTATATAAAGTTTAAATCATTATTGGTATATACTGCTAATACTATAGCAAATAATCAAACATATAATCCATCAACGTTGTTGGATCAAGCAATGGATCAAATTACCTCTGTGAAAAGCCAAGAACAACCGTTCTTTTGGTCAGATATGTTACCAAATAAAGCAGCATACATAACTAACACTTATAGTTTTGCTAACGGTTTAGATACTTCTATTTTCCCATTAAGTCATACATATGATTTTACAACAGCAAATTACGACGGTGTATTAGTATATCTACAAAGAACAATACAGGGTGTAGTTGTAACGAAGCAGTTGACTATTGGTGTTGATTATACTGTAAGTACAACTAATCCTAATTTGACAGTGACTACTGACTTAG